CAGCTATTCCGGCCTTTAATTTGGACGGAATGCCTCCGAGGACTTTATCCAAAGTACCGAACGCCGCACTGCCTGCGGTTCCGGCTTCGTTCATGCTGTCACTTAATCCGTCGACCTGCGTCTTCGCCTGATCGACTCCGGTGACCTTTACGTTTACTGTGTAGTCCTGCGCCATTGCGTACACCGAGCAGGACTTTACGCCACCACGAAGATGAACCCCACTCGTAGTATCCATATAAAAGAAGGCAATCGGGGTTGCCGCGGAGCTCGTACTGAGCCGCTACATCTAGCACGCGGGGGATGGCCTTCCCTATCCCGTCGAGGTAGTCTTTCATGGTCTGAAATATGGGACAAAAAAAAGACCCCCTTGCGGAGGTCTGTCTGTTTGGGGTGGGATTGCTTAGAATCCGAGGGCGGCGAGTTCGAGGTGCATCTTCATATCGGCGCTCTTGTAGTTGGCCTTGGCTGCATCCATGTTCTCGAAGCACTTACCGAAACGCATATGGCGGGGGAGGCTGGTCTTCGTCACGTATACGCGGCCGGTCTTGGCGATGATATTAACGCTCCATGTGCTCTTGCCGATGTTGAAGTTGTAGTTCGTGTTGTTCATGTCCTGTGTGTTTTGTGCGTTGTTCATGTCCCAAATATAGGCACGAATATTCACCCACCAAACTTTTATGCAATTATTTTTCTTATTCCTGCAATAGTACCCGGTCGTTGATGCCGGCCAACCTCGCGCCCGCCTCCGTCACCATAGCATCCTCGAACTCGCTCTGGTTGGTGGCATAGATTCGGACCATATCGATAGACAAGCTCCAATTGATAATCTTGTTGCCAGATCCAGTCACGGAGATAATTATCTCACCATTGGATAGCGTGGCCGAAAGCCTCCTCAAGCCCGGCGAGCCTGTATCGAGAGATTCGCCCGTCATCTCCGATATCTGTATGGAGTTGGCGTAGCCATTGGCCAAGAAGCGCCACGTCTCGAAGCTCGTCGTAAAGGCAACGCCTGCCGTTCCCCCCACCGTCGTCGAGGTCACACGAATAACGCCCGCGGCAATCGTCGAGGTGTCAATCTTCAGGGCCGCCCCTCCGGGGGCCGTAGCCTGTACCGCAGTGGCGCTGGTCGTCTCCGCCGATAGTATGAACTGGTCGTATCGGGTGACGGTGCCGCTGTCGGGATCCGTCGTCGTGTATCCCGTCCCGGTAGGGGTGACGGGTTGCGGACCGTCGCCGTTGTAGTTCGGTGTCGGGTCGTTGCTGTCTGTCGGAGGGTATGGAGGCACCGGGTCGCCCTCATCGGTGCCGGGGTTGCTCCATCGGCAGGTGTTCGTTTCGGCGTCATAGAAATACCCGAACGCCTCACAGCATTGTTGGCCAGGGTTCGTCGTCGTGGTCCCGTCGGGGTTGGTAAACGTGACCGTCCCGTTGGCATTGGATGAGGTAGGTACGGCGTCACACGCCCCAAATGAAGAGCGGCCAAGGTCACGCAGGAACTTGCACAGGGTACTTTCTCCGGTGCCGATTTGGTAGCCGCTGATCTCCGTGAGCTTGTACGTCGCTCCGAGGATATGGAAGCGGTCGTTGAACCGTACCCGGCGAATGTCGTCCGGGGTCAGGTATAGGTGCGCCTCAAATACCCGCGCATCGGCGTCGTAGATGTCTGCGAGGTAGGAGGCCCAGTAGGTGCGATGCAAGCCCTTTCCGGGGTTGGCTCCTATTAGTGGGTTATTGGCTGCATAAGGTAGCGGCCCGGTGCTGTTCCAATACAGTCGGCGGGAATCGCTATTTACCCCCGTCTCTTCGTATGCACTGCAAAACTGATATTGGGTAAATGATGAGCCTCCGATATACATCGTTTGCGATGACGTCTGCAATCCGAGCGCGTGAAAGAGCTTGGGCGGCTGGCTGACGGGCTTGACCCCTACCCCTTCGAGTTCATACGAGCGGTGTATCAATACGTTCGGAATGAACGACGGGAAGGTGTCTCCGCCTAATGTCGGCACTGGGTACACAAAGAAGGGCGCAAAGACGGGCGCGTTCTTCAGCTCTCCCGTTGCGAAGTCGTCGTCGATGTCTTGGTCGTAGGTGCCGAAGACCTGATTCAGTGTGGAGGTATAGTAGGCGTTGCCTACGTCGGGACTGTCTTTATCGGATAACGTAATACGCGAGGCCTTGAGGGAAGACGTAGGCGAAAGGGTGCGCTCCTTGTCGAGGTCCAGCTTATCAGTCCAGTACGAATTTGATCCGGCCAAAAGCCAATCCTCATAAGGCTCGATGTATAGGCGCGTCGGGTTATCGGGGTCGGCTTCGATGACGAGGTTGAACCGCTGGCAGAGGTCGGCCATAAATTCCTTCTGCTTGATGCGAGGGAGCATGGACGGAACGTTGACGATGCCCCCTGGGGCGTGGGTGCAAAGAAAGAAAGTAAGCGCCGTCTGCCCACTTCCGCCCCCGGTCACTTGTAGCGTCGATCCGCTCTGCTTGCCTGTAAAGTAGACCTGAACAGAGATTGCGTCGTTCGCGGCACAGATAGCTTCGGAAATAAAGGACAGCGTAGCTTGGTTACTGGTCGTGCTGATGGTTCCCGTTGCGCTTCCTATGCTTGTCGTTCCGCGCGTGATGCGGGCAATTAGGCTGATCTGTTCGCCGGCGTTGCCATTGAGTAACGTGAATTGAACCTGCGCGGCGAAGCGATGCGTGCCGCCTTCCGCGCAAAAATATGCACTCACACCAGTATTGAAATTGGCGTCGGTATCGAACCCCCCAAATAACGTCGTGCTGTTCAAGGGCACCAACTGCCACGGTGGGTTGGAGTTGCCGAGGCCATCTGCTACCAAAGTCGTCACTCCCGTAAGGACGGCCTTGCACTGTCCTACGGGTCCAGCATTGACCCTCTCCCGCTCATCGCCAAGGGTCATGTATATCGTCTCGAAATACGCTCCGCTGATGAAGTTCGACGTATACACGAATCCGTTGCTATTCAATACCCGGTCGAATACCTCCCGCAAGCGGATTGCGGGCTTCATCATTTCAGCAAATACGCCCGCCTGAATGCTTGAGTCGAGAAGGCCGTAATTGGCTTCCGCGACGATAGGCTGCTGGTCGGCCTTTAGTCCGTGGTCGGCTAGGGGAATAATGATAGTCCCCGCATCCATCGCCGCCGGATTTTGGCAGATGTTATTCGCAAGGTCCTGCGAGAGGATGAAATTCGCCTCCGTCTGTTCGTAGTTGTACGACGTTATCTGCTGGCCCGGCGAAGAGTTGAACGCTTCCTTCAGGAGCTTGCTCCCCATCTCCGCAAACAGGTCGGCCACATCGCCTAGTACGTTGACCTCATACGCCTGCGCCATAAGCCTCACGGCCCGCAGTTGCATACTCCCCCGGATGACCTGCACCCCATCCTCGAAGATCAAGACCTCCGTCTTCTGCGTCGGGTCGAAATCGCCATCCGATAAAGTGACCTCGTAGAAGTGAGCAAAGAAGAGGTTATTTCTATCGGTGAACGGAAGGCGGAACGTCTGCGAGTACGGCGCGTGACGTTGCATAGTCTCCCCCGGCTTGGCGACGGCGAGGTTCAGGGAGATAGACGGAGACCCCTCCAGGTCGAGGGTCGTCTGGTCCTGCGTGTCTTGATTGAGGGCAACGAGGCGAATCACTTCAGGCGGGGTCGGTTGCTATAGCGCAAGGTGAAGGAATACGAGATGAGCTTCTCGTTGGCCGAGGTTTTGAAAAGGTACTCCGAGTCGGTCACTACGACGGGAATCAGGACGTTCAGCCGCTCAAGTATAAACACCGACCGAGATACGGCGATATCGCGCAAGTGCTCGTTGTATCCTTCGTCGATGTAGTCGGTCGAGATACGCATCTCCTTTTCTGCCTTTACGGTCGTCGTCGTTACGCCTCTCTCGTATCCTTGGTAATCCCAATCTACTGTGGCGCTTAGGCTGTCCCAATTCCCGCGGGGGCGGTTGTAGGAACTGCGCTCGATGTTTGTGAGCCTCTCTTCGCTACGCTGGTCGAAGTTGAAGCAATCCCACCCCCCGTGACGGTTCAAGAATAGAAGCTGCCGCCGGGGGTATTTGGAGCACCCGTCGTCGATGGTGAACCTATGAACCGCAGAGTCTTGGAACGTCGGACTGGCTCCCGCGCTGGCCGAGAGGTATAGCTCGTAGTATGCGAGGTCGGCGGAGTCGATGAGGTTGGCCAAGTTGGTATTGCTTGCGGCCGCGGCGTGTTGGCTTAGGTTCCTCGTGCCACATCCAAGATATTGCACCCTCTGCGCATCGGTACTGACGGACGCAGGGTCTACCCCGCCCACGGCGCTGATATCGAGCGAGGCCGTATCTATGGTCGTCCCATCGGCTCGGAATCCTCTGATAACAACGAAGGTCGCCGTAGATCCATCGGCACCCCATGCGAGCACGTAGGGCTGGTCGCTGCCGATTCGATGCTCATACACCTGCCGGAAGTTGGACCCGAAGGCGGAATCGACGCCAAGATTCGGGGCGGAGGAAAGGAAGTTGTCGGCGAAGGAATCCGGCTGAAATTCCCCCGTGCCTTGCGTGTATTTCAGTCCGTCGGAAATGTACTCATCGCGGAACGTGAGCACGGTTCGGCTGGCTACGTTCAAGGTCTCTGTGGGTTCTTCCGTGGCGCTCACGGCGCTCTCATATCCCAGCTTTACCGTGACCTCCCGCGCGGCGTATTTCGTGCTTCCCAATCCGATCACATTGGCCCCGGCGAAGTTGGTCGTTCCAATGGTCGTTATGGCTCCGTTGGTATCGTTGGAGTTGGCTATCTCGGTAGACACATAGTCGTCGCAGATGCGGGAGATATCAAACGCCGCACTGTATGGGGGCGAAGCCGTAAGGGGGTGCGTCTTGAGCTTGGCCACCTCCGTACCTCCTATCTCGACCTGAAGGATGAACCGGTACTTGTAGTACGTGGCGATTACGTTCTCCTGGACTTGGAAGATAATCGGCTCGGCCGTGCTTTGGAAGTCGGTCGTATTGGGGAAGAATTCAAACTGGGCCGCCATCGAGTAGGGTCTTTATCGCGTTTCCTATGTCCTGCGCCACGGCTGCCTCAAGTTTCGCGTTGTGCTTCTTGAGGGTCTTGTCGTAGGCGTTCGTGAAGAAATAGGAGGGCCGGATACCGGTTTGATATATGCTCCGGGAGATCGCGTAGACCATCGACTTACGGGACGCGAATTGACCCCCAGCCCCCCGCGGGGCGATGCCCTTCTTTACGACCCATTTATCTATCGCTGGGCGGAGCCTCCCCGATGGACCAGATCCCGAACCGAACCGGAACGGGGAGCGGGGAGCCTTGGCGCTGCTCATTGCACCCTTTACCCCCTCATCTACGAACTGCCAGTATTCCGCACCGGGAAAGGAGAAGGTCAGATCTAGGCTCTTTTCATTCTTTGATACGCCCTGCTCGTAGCGGATGGAGTTGTACAGGTTGCCCGTCACCACCTTCCCCCGTGCCTTTAGGGATATGCGGGCGCGGCGGCGTACCTCCTTACCGATGCGCCCCAGCTCCTGCATCGAGTGGGTCATACGTACCCGCTTGCCGTCTATGGTGATGTAGTCCTTCATGCGAAGGCGGCCGCGCAGAGGTCGAGCGTATTCGAGGTCTGAAGGCGTACCGTACCGACCCATCCCGTGAGGAGGTTATCGAAGCGGGCGGTGAAAGGTTCACAGTCCACGGGCAGCTCGATACGGACGTCCCGGTTCACGTCGCTCTGGGCGCTCAACACCTGGGCGTAATTGCTTACGATGTCAATGAGCGTGCGCAAGGTGTCGGAGTATTGCTCCTGTGCGTCGGTCTGTCCGGGTAGGACCATATCCATGACGAGGATATCGAGGGAGTAGATCATGACGCCCCGCTCGATTGTGGCCCCGCTGATGTCGGCGTAACAGATAGGGTACTTATCTCCGGCCAGCTTCTGAATATCGACCTCGCTCATCTCGCCCTCCTTGAAGGAGCGGATGAAATGATGGTCTAGGGCGATGGCTCCCAGCTCGTCGATTATTTGGTTTACTGTTCTCATAGGTTCATTTTTTGCTTTTCCAGTAGCGCGCGATCCTGCTCGTAGGCGAGCCAAGCGAGGGCCGTTTCGAGGTGAGTCCTTTCCACCTGCGGTAGTTTAGTAATATCCTCCCCTGCGAGATGTACGAACGTGGCGAACCATCCATATTTTTCGGATAGTTTGGAGCCTGCACCGCCTTGGAATAGCTGTCCAAAGCGTCGACTAATGCCCTCCCGGTACGCAAAAAAAAAGCGGCTGCTCCGAGGGCGTGGGCGAGCTTCATCTCTTTGAAGAACTCCGAGCGGTCCTCCCCGTCGTAGTCAGCTATCCGGTAGAACTCTCCGTGCTCCTCTACGATAGGGCGGTATAGGATACCCATAACCTGCGGGAGGTGGGTATCGAAGGAGTCCTTGCAGAGGGTCTCTATGTCTGCGAACTCGGCCACGGTGACGCGGGAAAGGTTGGGATGGAATCCGTAGCGTTGATCTAGCTCGATAATCCTCTCAACGGGATACTCCTCGTCGTACTTGTCGAGGATGCCCCCGATGACGCCTCCTATATGCTGGATGTCCTTCTGTTCCATCGCCATGACCTCGGCCCGCTCTAAGTGGCACAGGATGCAGATAGTCCGTACGACCTGCTCCATCTCGTCCCCTTCGGGTATGGCCTTTACTTGGAGATACTGGTCGACGGTGATGTCGTACAGGTTCTCCGGTATGGTGATGGTCTTCTTCACGCTATCAAATAGACGAAAGGTACGGACATAAAAAAAGGCCCCGAAGGGCCTGTAGGTTAGAAGAGGATGGAGGACAGCAGGGCTAGTCCAATGATCCAGAGGGAGCAGAGGAAGTCTTTCATGACTCAGAGGGTTTCGGTGAATGTGATGAAGTCCGGCTCGGGCATGCGGCTTTCGAGGACATCCAGAACGGCAGAGAGAGCGACCCCGGCTCCTTCGCTAAAATCGTCCATGAGCAAAACGGCGGACTCTTTGAGGGTCTTGGTGTTGTGCTTATCGGTGGCGGCAAGGACGGCACACATAGCGGGAGAGGTTTGCTTTGTGGAGCCGCTGCGGAAGGTGTAAGTCTGGAACATGTCGTTGTGTGTTTGTTTGTCGTTGTTGACATAGCAAATATACAACTCAATTTCGCATATCCAAACATTCACGCAAAAAAAGTTTGCATTTATGCGAGATAGTAGGACCCACTCCGGGAGGTGGTGAGCAAGTTGAGACAAACATAACGGACCGCATCAATGCCGTGGTTATCCTTGTCCACGGGCCGGTTGAGGTTCCTTCCGTTCTTGTCCTGCTCCCATCGGTACGCACGGAGCTCCTTCTGCAGGTTCGTGCTCTCGGCGGTAACCAGCAGCTTGTGGCGGCGCATGATGTCGATTCCCTGCCGTACCGAGTCCGGTCCCTTCCGTGCTGGCTTCACGTTATGCCCCAATCGAAAGAGCTCCTCGATACTCTTCGGCTCGGCGCTGTCTGCGATGATGGTTTGCACGTCGAGCTTGTTCAGCTCCTCGGAGATGTCCGGGTTCGTGAGTCCGGTCGAGTACAACCGCTCGTGGAGGATCAGCGTGTGCCCGTCTTGGTATACGTCGATGACGGCGGTGGGGTCGTTGGTGAAGCCAAAGTCTAGGCCCGTCCCGATACGCTTCCCGGCTATCTCTCCGACCTCCCACGTGAAGACGGCCGCCTGATTCACCCCCCTTTCTCCGAGGCCGTAGATGCGCCAATAGTTTGGGTCCGCATCCTTGAGGCGTTCAATCTCTGCGATGGTGGCCCGGTCGAGGTAGGGGTTATCCTTGTACGTCGTCCGAAAGAATGAAGCGTCTTCCCTCGGTATGACCTCCTCGTAGATCCAGTGATATTCGTCGGAGGGGTTGAAGTCGATAATGACCTTCCCCGTGGTGCGGAGCAGGAGCTGCCGCCAATCTTCGAGGCTCAGTTCATTAGCCTCGTTCACGAATAGGATTTGCCTCTTCCGGCCTCGGACCTTTTGGGGTTGGTCGACGCTGATGAACTCGACGAGGTTGCCCCATAGGATGTACGTCGCCTCGCTTTTGTTGTGCTGGTCTACGTTGTAGCAGTCCTCCTTTTCTAGGATGGAGAAGAAGTCCCGCATCGCCGTAGCCCTGAGCGCGGGAAATGTCTTCCGGGCGATGGTGATGACCGCCCCGGCGTTCTCATTCTCGTAGCAGAGTTCGACGAGGCTCTGGAGTATCGAGTACGTCTTGCCCGATCGGGTTCCGCCCTGGTGTACTTGGATGCGGGAGGCGCACCCTTTGACGTGGTAATACGTGGCGGGCTGCTTCACAAGCTATCGAGAAAGGCGGTGTGACTATCGTAATACTTCCAGCCTCCCTTGGTGTAGCCCTTGGAATAATGGTGGTACACGTAGCCGTTAATCTTGTAGCACCCCGGACTCGGCACGGTGTATTCAATGCCGCGCTCCCGTAGCAAGCGTTCGAGCACCTCCTTAGAATGGCGTCGATATAGCTTGTCGGCTTTGCTCAACTCACGTCCGCGTTGTCATCGGTGAACCACGACAGCGGCTTTTTCTCTGCGACGGCTATCTCCTGACGCTCCACGTACCCCCGCTCCTTGCCCTTGGTCTTGAGGTAGAAAATGGTGGCCGCAGGGTTGCCGTCCTTTATCAGCTTGTGAAGATGTGACTCGGCGAAGTCGAGGGCCACGTCGCCTATCTCGCTCACCGCCTTCTTGTATTCGGGATCCTCCAGCCAGTTGTAATGCGTCTGCCGGGCGATGCCCACCGTCTTGCACGCGGTAGAGACAATACCGAGCGACCGCTCCAGGGCTTGCACCATAGCCTTTTTTTGTGCGTCCATTTGCGTCTATTTCTCCGACTGATTGATACATACGGCTACCCTCTGCACCATATCGGGAAACTCCCTCTTTGCGGTCTCGTCTGCGATGCATCGGGCTACGAATGCGTTCTTACTCTCGCCCTCTTTTTTTTCGGGTAGTGGCATTATCCTCTGGGGTCGTATTGGGCATCTCCGGTACTTTCAAAGACCGGGGTTACGCTTAGGCTGTATGTGGCGTGTTCGTACCTCATAGCCTTCTTTTTCGTCCGTGGGGTGGAGATGTGGCGCCTCAACATTAGCTCGGCGTGTTTCCTGCTGGAAACGTACCATACCTCTCTTTCGTCCAATTCGGGGCAGGTAAAAACCGCCTTGTAAATCTCAGCCATACAGGGCTAAATATAGCAGGATTGCGAGGACCCCCATATAACCGTAGAAGGTGGCGCGGTATGCGTACTCATTTTTCATTTAGCCAGTCTTCGACAATGTGCGACGCGATTTCCCGCCAGTTTACATCGTCGATGAAGGCAAGTGCGTAATCGAGCGTCAAGCCCTCGCCGTGTTCTTCCCGTAGGATGTCGGTACAATTCTCCCGTATAACTTGGGCCAGGTCATACGTCAAATCGTCCACCGTGCTGGTCGGGTGCCAATCCTCCAAGGTCGGAAAATACCCGTCGGCCTCTACCATCTCCAAATTGATACGCCACGTTGCGTAGTTGGTCCATCCGTTGTATCGATCGCTCATGCCTTCCGAGATTTTCCGCAAAGCGGGTTCACAATAGTCCAGTAGCTGGCTCCGGCTGGGATGCGCTTCTTGCCGATGCGGATGGTCTCCTCTGCGACCTGATCTACGCGGCTGTTGTATCCGGTCGGCTTATCCTCCTGCCATTCGCAGCGTTCGGTCCCGATGTATTTCGCTCCGATGAAGTAGTCCTTCGCATAGCCGAGGTGTTCAAATTGTTTGCTCATACAGCAAATATAAGAACTTTGCTCTAATATTTGAGCGCAAGGGTCGGACTCGAACCGCCTGTTTCCCGACTGGATGCCGGGCGTTTATCCTCATTAACTTCTTGCGCCTTTTTCTTTGGGTATGGCTGCGCCAATGACTTGCACAAAGGTACCATCGACTTGTGGAGCGGGTAGATGTATTTGAGCCTTCCACCTGCATCTCTTTGCTTCAATTCGGCCTTGTTTATTTTCTTTCCAAAGTTGCCAGACGTCCATTTTCCTTTGTAAAAATATTCTTTTCCGACGGATTGGATGTCTTTGTGAAAAGTCCAGTTTGTGGCCTGGTATATTGTCCCTTGATGGCCTTGCCTCTTGTCAGCAAATGAAATAAGCAACTTGGCAGAAGGACATTTTTTCTTGATGATTTTGATCGAAATGGCCACGGCCTTGCTTGTGCTTTCTTGTTTCCCATTCAGAGCCACGCGCATGAGTTCAAGATATTGCCCAGAGAATAAGTTGTAAGGCTTTCCCATTGATGCGTGTGCTCCTCTGCCATAACAAATCACACCACAAAACTCATTATCATTATTAAATACAGCGAGAGGATAATCGAAGCACCTCGGAGAGGCAAATTTTGAGTAGTGATAATTTCCAACGGCATATCTGACCGCCTTTTTTGTTGCCCTCTCAATTTTCATATCTCACCCGCTGAGACGCTAAAATATGCCCCGGGATATTTGCGGTCAATTAGTTCCTGAATTTCTATCTCCGCCGCCTGGAGCTGCTCCGGAGAGTCGAATGTAATCTTCATTGTGGCCGGCTTGTTCTTCTCCTCACCAATAAGTTCATCCATTGACGGCTCCTCCTCAGGTGTCCATACATCCAGACCCCACTCGGTCAGGGGGTAGGAATCCCACTCGTTGGCCAGTAGATCCCAATCCCACTCGCCGAAGCCTACGTTGTCCTTGATGACGAACTCGCTGGATTTATCGTGGCTCCATTCCGAGCGGTATATCGGGACCTCCTGAAGGCCAGCTTCGCGCGCTGCCTTTAGTCTCATATTGCCCCCGAGGACGATGTTGTCCTTGTCGACTACGATGGGACGGGCTTCGAGCATCTCCGGGAATTCCTTCAGGCTCTTGACGAGCTTGCGGAACTTGTCCTCGGTGATGGTCCGGGGGTTGTGCGGGTTCTCTTTTATGGTGTTGATGTCGACTTTCAAAACAGCTCCATTTGATTCGCTGGTTGCGGCAGCAGTTCCCACTCCGTGCGGCGCAGGGTATAGGTGTCCTCGTGGCCGGGCGGGGTACAGTCCCACGTCGTGGCCTTGTATCGCTTCCCGTCC